TTTATCACTGGGAGAATTGCAATTAATCATTGATGCCGAATATAAGTTGAAATTTGAACATCCAGCATTTTTGCTAGAGGAAATAGAACGCCTTGAGTCGATCCAAAAGCTTTGGCAGGAGCTTAACCCAACAGTTTATGCAATGTACGGGATGATAGCTAATCTCGAAGGGGAGGTATCCCAACTAAGAGAGGAAAGGGACATGTGGCGCGCAGACTCCTTGCGTAAATACCCGACGCCTGACGCATATGAAGCGGCGTGCGCAGCATTAGAAAAGCATCGGAAAAGGGCAGACAAGGCCGAAGAGGAAAGGGAAACTCTTAAAGTTGACGTAAAACGACTCCAATGTGCTCTTGAAGATATACACGCCGACTCTACAGACGCAGAATCTGTATATGTCGCTTCTAGGTCTTTAGGGATAGGGGAATAGATATGGCAGCCACAACATACGCAAACCGCGGCGCCGGGCTGGAAACGTTGATTGAGCATGCGAACGAGCAATATCAGGCGCAAGGCCTAGCAATAATTCAGAAGATTGCGACACCTTGGAAGGTCATACGCCGTGGCAACCAAATAGTCAGCGCGTTCCCGGAGAAAAAGAGCACGGTGGACTTCATCGGCACATACCGCGGGCGGCCAATCGCATTTGATGGCAAGAGCACGCAAAACAAGACACGAATCCCGCTATCAAATTTCGAGGAACATCAAATCAAATTCCTGCTTCAATGGCTGCGGGACGGCGGCGAATCGTTTTTCGTCGTCGAATTCGCAGCGCTGGACGAAATCTATTATCTCGAAATCATGGACTTTTGGGAGATTTACAAGTCAGGCGAGAAAAGCATAACGGTCAAGTGGATGCGGGAGCGCGGAAAGCGGCTGCAGCAGGGCCGGGGCGTTGTATTGGATTACTTGGAGGCGATTAAATGAAAAAGCCAGAAAAGTACAGGTTAGAAGACGGAATTTATACCGGATTTATAAAAGGGATACCTGTTGTATATATCGTGCCGATTGGCAGACAGGAGGACAAGCATGGGACAAGGTAACGCATATTTCAGGGAGCCATACGATCCGCAGAAGGAGTATATTACGGGCGGGCTGATGCTGTTCAGTACAGGGGTGCGTGGTGTAATTGCTGTCATAGAGCGGATTGGTCCGGATAAGTCGGGGAAATCGTGGGTAACGGGATATTATAGGGGGGAGAAGCCGTGACGGAGCAGGACGTAATCCAACGCCTTAACAATTACCGCAAGCTCAAAGCCCGTGTAGAGGTACTGAGAACCTACAGCGTAGGCGCAGGCATAACGGTGAGCCGAATTAACCAGGATGACCAACTCCAGGAGTTACACCGCAAGCTGCGCGGCAAGCCAAGCTACATGTATCTCAACGGCCATGAGGAGCGGCTGGAGACAGTAGCCCATGCTTATATGACACACTACCCAGCGGGCATACGCAGCCAGCAGCGCAGCATACCGACGGACGCTTTGGACGATCAGGACAGGGCAGACCTACAAAGCCTGCGCGACAAAATAGGCAAGGTAGTGGCTGCAAGAGGTTACGGAGAGCGCGGCGACATCGACGAGATAATCAACCGTCTCTCCGAGCTGCAAGACGCTCAGGACGAAATGGCACGTATTGAGACACTATTATCCGCCCTGAGTCATTTTAAGAGCGAGCAAGCGCGTCTGTTGACTCTAAAATACATTGACGGGTACAAGACAGACGCAATTAAAGAGGCGTTGTCCATATCGGAGCGCACATTTTCCCGCTGGCATAGGCAAGGAATTGATGAGCTGATAAAGTTGGCGGTGTAATGGCGTGAAAATGGCTGGCGCAAGACTATTATTGGGATGTCAACCCATGGTAAAATGGTATTGTGAGATGAATTGTATACGAGGGATTGCGGAATCCCAAACCAAGAGAGCTGTCCATATGGGCGGCTCTTTTTCTATTTCAAAATTAGGGAGAGGTGACTATGAACTATGTACTACACATTACCAAACACGCACACAAAAGATACTGCCAGCGGGTAGGCTCCATTAGACGTATGTCTCTGTTTATTATTGTGCATAACGCCCTATATGCTGGATTGTACGAGCAGGGTTTAGGAGTTATCCAGATATGCGGCATATGGTGGGCCTGCAAGATAAGGGGCAATGAGTTGCATTTGACAACCTGCTATGGCAGGCTGCAGCGGAACATGATCGAGGAACGAAGGGGTGAGGGGGATGGCGTTAAGAGCCAAGCATCAACGATTCGCTGACGAATATTTAATTGACCTTAACGCCACTCAAGCGGCCATTCGTGCAGGATACAGTCCAAAAAGTGCTATGCAGCAGGGGAGCGAACTCCTGAGCAATCCGAAGGTTCGCGCGTATATTGACGAGCGCATGGCACAGCACAGCGCCAGAACAGGCGTTAACCAGGAAAGAATCATTAGGGAGCTTGCAAGAGTGGCCTTCCTTGACCCTACGACATTGATCAACATGAACGACGCAACGATTTCTGAGGAAGCAAACGAAGACGATAGAGCGGCTATTGCGTCGGTGAAGGTTAAAACTGTCTCTGGTGGAGAAGAATTTGAGAGCGTCGAACGTGAGGTTAAGTTTGCGGATAAACTTAAGGCGCTTGAGTTGCTGGGTAAGCGTTATGGAATGTGGATTGACAAGCAACAAGTGGACGTTAATGGCGCTGTCCAGATCGTTGATAACGTGCCGAAGGGTGACAGCAAATGACTGCGGTTCAGTTAACTGACCTAATCGCCCCAAGCTTCTACAACGTCCACCATGCGCTTAAAAATGACGCAGCCACCCACTACCTATTGAGCGGCGGTCGCGGCAGCACTAAATCGTCATTCACTCCAACAGAGATCGTCCTCGGGATGATACAGGACCCGCGAGCAAATGCTATTGCGTTGCGTAAGGTTAAGGACACGCTCCGCGAATCAGTTTACGAATCGTTTGTATGGGCTATCGATAAGCTAAAGCTGGCGCACCTGTTTGATTGTCGTGTGTCGCCTATGCAGATCGTTTACAGACTAACGGGGCAGAAAATTATATTCCGGGGAGCTGACAATCCCATCAAAATTAAGTCTTTGCGGCTCCGCAAGGGCTTTTTTAAATTCGTATGGTACGAGGAAGCGGACGAATTCCAAGTTGAGGACATTCGTTCAATAAATCAAACGCTATTGCGCGGCGGTGATGATTACAAGGTCTTTTATTCCTATAACCCCCCGAAACGGCGTAAAGCGTGGGTGCATGAGTACAAAAAGAATCCGCCCGAAAGATGGCTAACGCATCATAGCGACTATAGGAGTGTTCCGCGTGATTGGTTGGGCGAACAATTCTTCTTGGAAGCCGAAAGCCTGCAGAAGCGAAATAACACGGCATACCGTCATGAATACCTCGGGGAGGACGTCGGGACTGGTGGGGAAGTATTCAACAACCTTACCTTGCGGGCAATCAGCGATGACGAAATATCTGCGTTTGATCGCATAAAGCGCGGGCTCGACTTCGGTTTCGCCTCTCACCCAACACATTACGCTGTTATGCACTTCGACAAAACGCGTAAACGTCTATTCATCTTCCATGAACTACACAAAGCAGGATTGGGCACAGGGGCGCTTGCCGAAGCACTCAAAGCATCTGCGTTGCTTTACACTGGCAATCGCGCAATAACAGCAGATAGCGCGGAGCCGAGGACGATAAGCGAGCTGCGGAATCAAGGGCTTAATATCGTCGGAGCAAAGAAAGGGCCGGACAGTGTTGATCATGGCATGCGCTACTTGGAGGATTTGGACGAGATCGTTATTGATCCCGTCAGATGCCCAAATACGGCACGCGAGTTTGACGGGTACGAACTTGACCCGGACGGCAACGGTGGTTGGAAGGCGGGCTATCCTGACCGCGATAACCACAGTATAGACGCTGTGCGGTATGCGCTGGAAGAAGATATGAGGAATGCAAAAGTAAAAGTAGGCAATAAGGTCAAGATTGGGGTGAGATAGTGGCAATTATACGCGATAGATCATTGGTTGCTGATTGGGACAACGTGCCGGTTGCAATGATCAAGAGTTGCATAGCGGAACACCAGAAGACAATCCCTCGAATGGATATGCTTGAAGCATATTATTTGGGCAAGCACCCAATACTGGCTCGTAACCTTAACGGGGATACCGGGCTCCCCAATAACCGGTTAGTCGCTAACCACGCAAAATATATCACAGATATAGCGGTCGGGTATGTCTCGGGCGATCCGGTTAAATATGAAGGCAAGGGCATTGACGACATCATGGATGTTTACCGCAAGGGAGATATCGTGTCTCATGATTCGGAATTGTCGAAGGAACTCTCCGTGTTTGGGGAAGCCCGCGAGATTTATTATATGACCAGCGACGAAAACCCTTATCCAAAAGCGACATCAATAGACCCGCGAGCAACATTCTTGGTTGTGGATGACACGGTAGAGTACAAGTCGTTGTTCGGCTGCCACTACTACGAAAAACGCGATATTGATAATAAGACAGTTGGCTATTATGTCAACGTCTATACGGAAAAACATATAACAAGGTATCTCGTAAAGGACTTGAGCACGGTTAATTACCAGTTGCTTAAGCGCGAACAGCAATATTTTGGCGGAGTGCCGCTTGTGGAGTTTTGGAACAACGAGGAACGGCAGGGAGACTTTGAACAACAGTTAAGCCTTATTGACGCATACAACACGCTGATGAGCGACCGCGTTAATGATAAGGAACAGTTGGTCGATGCCATCCTTATGTTAAAAGGCGTTTCTCTGGGCGATGACGAAGAAGAAGCAGGCAGAACAATAAAGATGCTTAAGAAATACAAAGTATTGGAAATGCCAGGTGACGGTAACGCCGATGCAAAGTGGCTGGTTAAAAACCTGAATGAAGCTGACGTAGAAATCTTGCGGAACAACATCCGCGAAGATATCCACCAATTTGCTATGGTGCCCAACCTGACCGACGAAAACTTTGCCGCCAACGCGTCTGGCGTTGCGATGAAGTACAAGCTATTGGGGCTGGAACAGCTCGCTAAGATCAAGGAGCGCTATTTCGTGCAAGGGCTGCGGGAGCGCATTAAGCTATTCGCAAATATGCTCCGGGTTAAGGGCAAGGCTGTTGATGTTTCAGACGTTAAAATCACGATGACCCGCAACCTGCCAGCCAATGACTTGGAGACAGCGGGGATGATTGCACAGCTTAACGGCAAGGTAAGCGATGAAACGCTTATCTCCCAACTCTCATTTGTGGATGATGCTTCCGCCGAAGTTAAAAAGGCTGATAAGCAAAAAGAAGCAGATTTGAAACGCCAGCAATCCATGTTTAGCATGCCAACGGGGGACGATGATGGCGATGAAGAGGTAGATGGCAATGGTGCTACCGAGTGATACCTATTGGAGTAAGCGCGCTGAACGCCGTATGTCGAATTATCACCGGTCATCGGATCGAGTCATGACTCAAATAAGTACAGCATACAACAAGGGTCAAACCAACGTTTTGACGTCTGTAGAGCGTATGCTAGGTAAATTCGCTAAAGATGGCGGTTTAACCCCTGATGAAGCGATTAAGATACTTAGCCAGCCAATTACAAAGCAAGAGTGGAACGAAATAAAAGAGCAGTACAAAAAGGTCTCGGACCCTCAAATTCGACGCCAGTTGCTCACTAGACTTAATGCTCCGGCTTATGCAGCTCGCATTTCTCGACAGCAGGCAATTCAAGCCGACATGTTAATCCAAAGCAAACTAATAGCGGATGCTGAATTATCGTTAAGCACTAATGGATACGTTGATTTAATCGGAGAGGCATACAACCGAACCATGTTTGACTTGCACCAAGGAGTGGGGGTTGCGTTTGACTTCGCTACGATTCCCAAAAATCGGATAGAGGCAATCCTTAAGCGGCCATGGAGCGGTATGCATTACAGCAGCCGCATATGGCACAACACGGATGTGCTGGCTTCCTTGCTATCTGAGGTTATTACTGGTGGCTTTAAGAGCGGCGCTAGCCTGCGGGACATGCGAAAGGATGTTGAAGAGAGGATGCAGGTCGGCAAACATGCCGCTAATCGGCTGCTCCGCACAGAGACCACCTACATGGCTAACGCTGCTGAAATGGAATCCTATGAAGAAGCCGGAATTGACCGATATCGGTTTATAGCGACGCTGGATAATCGGACATCAGAACAATGCCGGCATCAAGACAATAAGATTTATGCTGTAAAGGACGCAAGACCGGGATACAATATGCCGCCATTACACGCTTACTGCAGATCAACAACGATTGCCGTTATAAGCGGCAGGCAAGAGTCAGGATTACAAAGGCGTGCGCTGGACCCGGACACGGGCAAGCGAATCCTTGTTCCGGCAAGTATGTCCTATAGGCAATGGCATAAAAAGTATGTTGAGAAGGCCGCATAGCGGCTTTTTGTTTTGTCCAGAACGTGCGGAGGACTTTAAAAGCTGCATGGACAATAGCCGACGGGCGCAAAACGGGAGGAATCACACATGTTCGTAACTTTTGGCAATAAAAGATGGATGGCTCCGCTTTATAACGCTGACGGCGGTGCAGGTAGCGGCGCTGGTGGCGATGAGGCAGGCGGCGAGGGAGCGCAAGGAGGCGCAGGTGCTGGCGCTGGAGAGGGCGGGGACAAAGGTGCTGGTAAGGTTACCTTTACGCCTGAACAACAGGCCGAAGTTGACCGAATCCTTGGTGAAAGGTTAGGCAAAGCTCAAAGCAAGTGGGAAAAGGACATGCAGTCCAAACTTGATGAGGCCAAAACCGAAGCCGAAAAGCTTGCCAAGATGAATGCCGATCAAAAGGCAGAATATGAGAAGCAAAAACGCGAGGAAGGTCTAACACAGCGCGAAATGGAAATTACTCGCCGCGAGCTGCGAGCGACTGCGCTTGAAACGCTCGCCGAAAAGGGGTTGCCTAAAGGGCTGGCCGATATCATCAACTACGCTGATGCTGAAAGCACAAAAACGAGCATTGAAGCAGTTGAAAAGGCGTTTCGTCAGGCCGTGGAGGACGGCGTTAATGACAGGCTAAAGGGGGAACCGCCTAAAAACGGTGGTGGCGGGGAGAGTATCAGCGACCCGTTCTTGGCGAAATTGCAAAAATATGAAAACAAGGGGAAATAACCATGACAACAGCAAATCAAAATTTGCCAGCACGTAGTTATCAAAAAGAATTTAAGCAACTGCTGCAAGCGGTGTTTCGCACGCAGGCCTACTTCCGCGACTTTTTCGGCGGCGAGATTGAAGCGCTTGACGGAGTACAACATAACGCAACGGCGTTTTATGTAAAAACGAGCGATATTCCGGTTGTTGTTGGCAGCCAATACAATAAAGGCGCCAACGTTGCGTTTGGAACCGGAACGTCGAACAGTACTCGCTTCGGTCCGCGCACTGAAATCATTTATGCGGATACTCCAGTACCGTACTCTTGGGAATGGGTTTACCATGAAGGAATTGATAAGCATACGGTTAACAATGAAATGAATGCTGCTGTCGCGGATCGTCTTGACCTGCAGGCACAGGCCAAAATTAAGCAATTTAATGCAGCTCATAGCCGTTTTATTGCAGCAGCAGCCCAGCATAGCGAAGAATTGGCTGCTTACACGAATGATGCTGTTTTGGCGCTTTTCAATAACCTATCCAAGTACTACGTCAATATTGAAGCTGTCGGAACTAAGGTTGCTAAAGTAAATGCAGAACTGTACAACGCTATTGTCGATCACCCGCTTATGACCACAGGTAAACATTCTGTCGCTAACATTGACCGCAATGAAGTGCTGATGTTTAAAGGTTTTGTAATTGAACAAATCCCTGATGCTCAACTTCAAGAAGGCGATATTGCGTATGTTTACATTACGAATATCGGCAAAGCATTCACAGGCATCAATACGGCGCGCACTTTTGAGTCGGAGGATTTTGACGGTATTGCACTCCAAGGTGCTGGCAAGGCTGGAGAATTCATTCTGGATGACAATAAGAAGGCTGTTGCAAAAGTGACCATCGCCGATACTCCCGGAGGCTAATTATGGCTAATTATCGTGTGCTGCAGAAATTCCGTGACCTTGAAACCGGCGAGGTATATGTCGAGGGACAAGTCATTGAAATGACCGTGAAACGCGCTGGAGAAGCTGTTGCAAATTTAAGTAAATGGAATGGCGATTTCTTGGAACGAATTAGCAATAAAAAGGCTCCAGAAGAACCATCCGATACAGATAATGATTAAGGGGCGGCGATAGTCGCCCTTTTTATGTGAGGTGACTGCAATGGACGCGCTTGCGAAGTTGAAAATTATGCTTGGCATTGCTCCAGGCGATACAAGCCAGGACGACGACCTCCTTTTGCTGCTTGATGACGTATCTATTGACTTGCTGACCTGGACAAACCGGAGCGTCCTGCCGGATGCTTTGGGGCCTACTCAACGGCAAATTGCCGTGATGCGGTACAACAAGCAGGGCGTGGAAGGGCAGAACTCTCACAGCGAGGGTGGGATTAGCCGGTCATTTGATGATTTAACGCCATCCCTGCAGGCGTCTATTGGTCAATTCCGATTGTTGAAGGTGACGCGATATGCGGCTACTTAAACGCGATCAGCGAGAAGTGACGTTCAGACCGCGCCAGACATTGCAGGAGGAAGATGCAACCACTTATGAAGGCTGGGGCGACCCGCAAGTCATAAAGGGCAACATACAGCCTGCAGGGGGCCGTGTGATGGTTGAGCAATACGGTGATCGGTTGGGTTATATGCTGACTATGTACGTGGAAGGCAAACCAACGATCCCAGCTAACTCCGGGGCGTGGGTATTTGCGGCGGTAGATGCAGAGCAGCCAGATTACAAGGTCGTTGCGGTGCGTCCATGGCGGCATACTGTTGTGGAGTTGGAAAAGGTGATGCCCTAATGGCTGGATCAATTCGTGGTCTGGATAATCTGTATCGAAAATTAGGTAAATTAGGCGGGAGCGCTGAAAAAGCTTTGCAGGCCGGTTTGCTCCAGGCAGCAAAAGAGGTTCAGGGGCGCGCGAAGTTATTGGCACCAGTCAATGATGGATATCTACGAAACAGTATTAGCGCTGACGTTGAGGTTAAAGAAGGTATTGTTATAGGGCGCGTCTTTACGAACTTGGAATATGCGCCTTATGTAGAGTTTGGAACCGGTCCCGTCGGTGATGCAAGCGACAAAGGCGATGTGCCGGCTGAAATTGTGAACCAATTAGCCTACAAGCAAGATGGCTGGTGGATTCACGAAAGCCAAATTGACGCATCTGTCGCTGAAAAGTACAAGTTCTACAAAATCGAAACGGATCAAGGGTCCTTTTATTATACCGAGGGGCAGCCGGCGCAACCGTTTTTGTATCCCGCGTTCGTAAACAGCCAAAAGAGGATAGGCACAATCATCCGCGCTGCTTTAAGGAAAGAAATAGAGAAGTTGGAGGGGGGCAGCTAATGTTCGATATCAAACCACATATCCTTACATTGCTGCAGGCGATCCCGGGCGCGACTGTTTCCGACGCCTTTCCGAAGAAAGACGCCAAACTCCCGCATATTAGCTTCTACGAGTTGATAAACAGTGACCCGCTTACCATATCCAGCGGCCCGCTGAATGAGATAAGCGTCCAAATAGATATATGGCACAATCGGTCAACGGGCGCGCTCGCAGCTACCGTAGATGGCGCCATGAATGGCATTGGTTTCAGGCGTCAAGCCAGCAATGACATACCGGACCCGTCCGGCATGAAACGAAAGACGATGCGTTATCGCGGTGTGGTGGATATCCGCACCGGACGTGTATCGCAATAAAATAAGGAGATGATTCTATGACGCAAGGTCTTTTAACAAAGGACACAACGTTATCCTACAAAGTAGGGGTAGCAACAACGTATACAGAATTGACGTACTTGCTTGAAGTCCCCGAACTTGGCGGCGATCCGGAACAAGTGGAAGTCACCACGCTGCGGGATGGTGTGCGGAAGTATATCCCAGGCGTAAAGGACTTAGGGGACTTAGCGTTCCAGTTTCTTTATGACAACGAAACCGCCACATCAAATTATCGCGTGCTCAAGGGGTTGCAGGATGCTGGTGACGTTGTGTCGTTCCGGGTTGAGTATCCAGACGGTACGACACACGATTTTGACGCTCTCATAAACGTTAAGATGGATTCAGCAGCCGTCAATGCGGCACTAACCTTTACTGTAACGTTTTTCCTGCAATCGGACATTGATACAACCAATCCAACCCCATAACAACCATTTTGAGCGCTCCTATGGGGCGCTCTTTTAATTCAGGGAGGTACTTACTATGTACGCAACATTAACAATTGGTGGATCGGACTACAAACTGCGCCTTGGCGCTGCAAATATCATGGAACTTGAAAAACATCTTGGCGGCAGAAACCCGCTCGATGTGCTGATGAACGTTGAAAAGGGCGCTATGCCTCCAATTACTGATTCACTGCGCATTTTGCATGCATCTATGCAGAAATTCCACCACGGCATTAGCTTTAATGACGTTGTGAAGCTTTATGACCTGTATGTCGAAGAAGGCGGCTCCTACACAGACTTTTTGCCTTCGATGATCGAAGTGTTTAGGGTGAGCGGTTTTTTCAAGGAGGCTCCGAAGGCAGCCGAGATGGCGAATCTGTAAAATCGCTGACGGAGCTGTTTGAACAACTTTACCCCATAGCCTGTAAATGCGGCGTCAATTCCGTTGCTTACTGGGATATGAGTTATGGCGAGATCATTGCTGCGATTAATGCTTATCAGGCGCAGCAGAAGGAACTTATGCAGATGCAGGCGATTATGGGATACCGCCAAGCTAACCTAATCAGCGCGCTTGTGTCCAAGGTTATGGGCGGTAAGCATAAAGTGCCAACATTAGCGGATGCGTACCCTGGAGTTTTTCCAGAAGAAATGTTCCGCCCGCGCGCGCAAGATTGGCGCGTAATGAAAGATCGTATTGCAGCGCATGGTGAAAGGCACAAGAGAAAGCGGGGTGAAGCTATTGACGCTGGAAGAGTTGCAGATTCTCATAACGGCGGAAACGAGCGACCTTAGGAAGAGTCTCGCTGATGTTAAGGGGCAGATGAACAATGCAGAAAAAGAAGTAAAAAAGTCTACCGGTCGAATAGGAACGATGGTTAAAAGGCTGGGCGTATTGTTTGCCGGGATATTCGCCGTACAAAAAATCGTGGACTTTGGCCGTCAATCCATCCAAGCGTTTAGCGATGTGACCGTAGAGGTCGCAAAACTTGAGCGTGTCATGCGGAACACAATGGGCGCAACAGATGCCCAAATTAAATCTATACAAGACCTTGCCGCAGCCCAAGAACAAATTGGGGTAATCGAAGCAGATGTGCAAATTGCGGGCGCTCAAGAACTCGGCACCTATTTAAGTGATGTAAGGTCACTCCAAACCTTGCTCCCGACGCTTAATGATATGCTTGCACAGCAATACGGCGTGGATGCTACAGCCGGCGCAGCCGTAAACATCGGCGGGATGATTGGCAAGGTAATGGAGGGACAATTGGGAGCCCTAAGCCGCTATGGATACAGTTGGGACGCGGCACAAGAAAAGGTACTTAAACACGGCAACGAGCTAGAACGTGCGGCTATGCTGGCCGAGGTAATAGGGCAGTCAGTAGGCGGCATGAATGAGCAGCTTGCCAGAACACCCATTGGTATGATGCGGCAGCTTGCCTTTACATTCGGGGCGATTAAAGAGGAATTAGGCCGGGGAATCATGCCCGTGCTGCAGCGTGTTCTTCCTTATTTGCAATCAATGGCCCAATGGTTACTTCGGGTGACGCAATACGTGAGTGCCTTTCTTCAAGCATTGTTTGGCGGATCAAGTCAAGGGACAAGCGCCATAACTGCGCAGACCGGAGCTGTAAGCGACTTAGGCGACGCATACGAAGATGCAGGTAAAAAGGCGCAAAAATCGGTTAGTGGATTCGACCAACTTAATCTTGTTGGAGCCAAGTCTGGCGGCGGTGATGAAAGCACATCTGTATCTACTGGATTGCCTGGCGGTTTGGACATGGGCGATTCTTCGGTTTCGGCGGCCATGGACAACGTTACAAGCAAGGCGCAGGAGATGGCCGAAAAAGTAAAGTCAGCCTATGGGACGATGAAAGATTTTATTGTAACCAATAAAGAGCCGATTATCGCCGCTCTCGGAGGCATCGCTGCCGCCTTGACAGCCGTCGCCCTAGTGTCCGCAGGTCAGCAGGCTGCTACTGGTTTAAAGGCGCTCGGCCCAGCTCTCAGGATGCTGGTGAGTCCAATAGGTTTGATAATTGCCGCCATAGCAGCGCTGACAGCCGGATTTATTTACCTATACCGCAATAACGAGCAGTTTAAGGCGATTGTGGATGTTGTATGGGCGAACCTTAAGACATGGGTGCTTGATGTTTGGAATAATGTGCTGGTCCCTTTTGGGGCATGGCTTGCCGACGTCTTACCAAAAGCTTGGGACGCCATTGCAACTGCGGCTAAGTGGCTGTGGGACAATGTGCTCTTGCCATTTGGAGCATGGCTGCTTGGGGCCATGGTGACATCATGGAAGGCTGTAACCATTGCGGCTGAATGGCTGTGGAAAAATGTCCTCATACCTTTCGGGAATTTTCTTAAATGGTTGTGGCAGAGCGTCCTTGTGCCTGTTGGTAAAATTATCGGAGAGGTGCTTGCTGTTGCATTTAAGACGGTTTCAGACATTGCTAAATCATTTTGGCAAAACGTTTTGGTGCCTTTGGGCAAAGCTTTGGGTGAAATGTTTGGTCCGGCTGTTGAAGCCGTTTCTGCTGTTCTAAAATTCCTTTGGAACAACGTTTTTGTGCCATTCGGTAAGTTTATCAAAACAATCATCATGCCTATTGTCGAAGGACTGATAAAAGTATTTGAATATCTTTGGAAGACCGTTTTAAAGCCTCTGGCTGGTTTTATTGGTGATGTATTTGTCTCCACGTTCAGCAGGGCATTTGAAACAATCGGCGGGATTATTGGCGGCGTCAAGACCATCTTTATTGGCCTGATGAACTTTATAACCGGTATCTTTACAGGGGACTGGAAGAAAGCATGGGAAGGCGTAAAGGACATCTTTAAAGGGATATTTGATACCCTATGGACAATTGTCAAAAGCCCATTAAACCTGATTATTGATGGCGTCAATGCCGTGATTCTGGGAATCAACAAATTCAAAATTGATATCCCTGATTGGGTTAAAAAAATCCCCGGAGTGCCTTCGGGGTTGTCTACGATTGGCTTTAATATTCCGAAGATACCCAAATTAGACGTAGGCACGAACTACGTCGCTTCGGATGGACTGGCTTTCCTCCATGAAGGGGAAGCTGTCGTGCCGAAAAAATACAACCCAGCGCTTGGCGGTTCTATGGACATGCGGGAGGCGGTTGGCGTGCTGAAATCCATCCTGCAGGCGGTTAAAGCCGGAACGAACGTAGAAGTGAATATTAGCCAATCGGAGATAGGCGGAGCTGCAGTGAACTACATCCGTGGTGAACAACGCAGGACGGGGCGCGCTCCGTTCCCGGTGTAAAGGAGAGGTCGCATGATACTACGAATTTCAGGCGTTGAAATTGCGGCCTATCCAGCCGATTTCAGCGTGACGGTGCTTGATTTAGATGACGCAGATGCAACGACAAGAACGTCAGATGGCACGCTGAATCGGGATAGGGTCGCGGTTAAGAGGCAGTTTGAATTGACATTTAATCCGCTGCCGTGGGCTCAAATGTCGGCCCTGCTTAAGCAAATGCGGAATAGTTTTTTTCCGTTCTATTACCCGGACCCCATGACCGGAAATTACGAGACAAAGACGGTTTATGTAGGGAATCGCGTTGCTCCGGTTGCCATAAATGATGAAGAAAGCGGCGAAATCTGGTGGGGCCAGCTCCAAATTACGCTAACAGAGCGGTGATGCAATGTATCCTATATCTCAAATGTTTCAGGAGTTATTGAAGAGGCCGGATCGTGAGTTTCTGGTAAAAGCAGATGTTGGTGCCGAAGAATATGACATGCGTAATATTGTCGATTTCTCCATTGACAGCACACTAATACCTGACGATAATTTTACGATTGGCACAGTCATTATGTCCAAACTGGTTATCCGGCTGCGGCTTAAGGGTGAGGTTGCAGCAGGCGCGCGCATTGCCCCCTATATCGCGTTTGATACGTCCGGATTGACGTGGAATGATGCTACGTTTTCCTGGTTAGAGGCTGATTTCCCGTGGGCTGGCGGGGCATCGGATTGGCTGCCGCTTGGCGAATTCTACGTAGACAGCCAAAAAAAGACGAATGATGTATTTGAATTTGTATGCTTGGATAAATTGATTTGGTCTGAACAACCTTATGTATCTCAACTCACCTACCCGGCAACCATGCAGGCGGTGTGGGAAGAGATTTGCGCGACGCTAGGGTATACCTTTGACAGCACGGTGCAAATTAACCCAACGTATACGGTGCAGACAAAACCGCAGGGCTACACAATGCGCCAAATGATGGGGTATATTGCGGGAGCCAATGCCGCCAGCGTGCGCGCGGGAAAAGATGGTCAGATACAATTCAAACGATTTGCTGCAGCGACGGTACCGGATATTGAAATGAAGGCTTCGGACTATATCCGTGCGGTTGAAACAAATCCACTTAAGCAATTTACGAGGTTCGTGGTCACATATGACACGGAACTTGAGCTTGCTTTTGAGGCGGGGACCGGATCAGCATACCAGAC